GGTTATCAAAATAGTTAACTGAGTTCCCCGATACTACAGAAAACTGCTAAGATATAAGTCTTGAGTAAGGGAGAAATAACTGGCTTTGGACGAAATTCTTGGTTAAAGATCAAAATGCTCAGGGGAAAAGTCTATCTAGTTATAAGGTTTTATGCTTATCTTATAGTATGAAGATATATACCCTTACTATTGGTATTGATGAAGAAAATGAACAAGTTGAGTTTATTCAGGAAGAGCAGTATGATACTGAGCCGGTCATCAAAGAAGAGCCTATAGTAGCAGCAGAAGTAACAGCAGATGATAACTTTGAGAGTTTATTAGAAAAGCTAAAATTAAGCATTGTTGGACATGCATGATATTTACGCCCCCTGGCGGGGGCTATTTGATGAGACATTATAAAGTAAATAAGATACAACATACAGTATTTGATGCCATGGATGAAGTCCCGTCTGATATGGAAGTAGTCCCCAACTGGCGTGATTCCAGTATTGGGGATTGGGTCAAAGCTGATGATGATTGCGTCATACAGATCCTCCGAAGAGGTAATATGATGAGAGACAAGGGAAAGAATAGGGTACGTAGTTATGTAGGTACCTGTACTGGGACGTTCGTATGCCTTCCACGTACCAAGATGGATACATCTAGAAGAAGGAATATATACTCAATTGGTGGGGAATTATCTGCGGAAGAACGAGTCTCATCCCGAACTACGCTCTCAAAGAACGAGGTATTGTTTGTTCAGTATCTCTCCTCCGGACTCACAGCACAGAACGCATATCTCAAGGCATTCCCCACCAATAACCCACATTATGCAAATACCAAGTCTGCCAGTTTGATCAAAACAGAAAGGATAGTGAAAGCCATGAAAAGAGAATTAGAACCTATTGTAAAAGAATTAGGCATTAGCCCTAAGTATGTCCTTGACAGGATAAAGGCAGAGGCTGATAGTAGCGATAAAGCAGATGTCCGTTTAAAAGCACTATTCAAGCTATCTGATATCCTGGATCTGGAAGATAAGTCCAGTACCAAGGTAACACAAGTAACCGGAGCTTTGTTTCAAGGGTTCTCAGAAGATCAACTTGAAGCAGTAGAGCGTCCAAAGGAGATAGAGGGATGAGATATTATTGGGAAGCGTTATTTAGTGTAGAATATTTCCCGTATTGGGAGTTTACTATGCTAATGGTGCTATGTTTGTGCTTAAGTATGTTATATAGATTGCATAGAATAGAGAATAAAGTGGATAAGTTATAGTTTTTGCTTTGTAATTGCTATTTTTTGTATAATAAGCTACAATAAATGGCCAATATAAATACAAAAGTTGTATCGAAGGCTGAGGAACAGCTAGAATTAGCTAAAAAAGACCTCATTGCTTTTGGAAAATTATTTCTTCCAGAGGATTTTATGCGTTCAGAGACACCGTTCTTTCATTACGAGGTAACGGATGCTCTAATGGATAAAGATCATAGACAGTTGGCCATCATTCTTCCAAGGGGACATGGGAAAACTGTACTTACAAAGTGTAATATCATGCATGATTTCTGTTTTGCTACAGATCCACTATTCTATGGGTGGGTTGCTGCTTCTTCAAAGATATCCGTACCAAATCTTGATTATATTAAATACCATATTGAATATAATGATAAAGTGAAGTACTACTTTGGAGATCTAAAGGGAAGAAAATGGACGGAGGACGATATTGAGCTATCGAACGGTTGTAAACTTATATCGAAGTCTAACTTATCTGGCATTCGTGGGGGTGCTAAGTTGCACAAAAGATACGATCTTATTGTTTTGGATGATTTTGAAGATGAGAATAACACCATTACTCCAGAATCGAGAGCAAAAATATCAAATCTTGTTACAGCTGTGGTCTTTCCAGCTCTGGAACCTGCGGATGGCAGGCTTAGAATTAATGGAACACCTGTACACTTTGATTCTTTTATACAAAATATCCTGGTCGGATATGATAAAGCAAAAAAAGAAAAAGAAAAATTTAGTTGGAAGGTCATAACCTATAAGGCGATCATGGATGATGGTAATCCTTTATGGCCTAGTTGGTTTGGACATAAAGAAATGCAACGTAAGAAAAAGTTTTATGCTGATTCTGGACAGCCACAGAAATTCTATCAAGAATATATGATGGAGGTTCAGAGTGCAGATGACGCAATATTCACGAGAGAGCATATAAAACATTGGGATGGGGTATTTACCCATGATGATGAGACAGGATTATCATTCATTACGCCTAATGGGCAGGATACTCAGCCCTGCAATGTCTTTTGTGGGGTTGATCCTGCCACCGATAGTCAAAGGCGGGATAGTGATTTCTCGGTTCTCATAGTAGTAGCAGTAACTCCTGAGAATAATATCTATGTATTGGATTATATACGAAAAAGGTCTATACCTGTCCTATCCATACTGGGTGAGGAAAGAAAAGGAATAGTGGATTATATGTTTGATTATGCAAAGACCTATCATCCATCACTTTTTACTGTAGAGGACACTAGTATGAGTAAACCTATCTTTCAGTCATTGCAGTCAGAGATGCGTAGGAGAAATGATTTTAGTATAGGTTGTAGACCAGAGAAACCTGGTACTCGCATGAGTAAACGAGATCGTATACAGGAGGTATTATCACAAAGATTTGCAGTAGGTCAGATACATTTAAAGAAAGAGATGTATGATCTACATAGAGAAATAATAACATTTGGGCCTCGTATGGCACATGACGATACTATTGATGCACTTGCATATGCATGTAAGTATGCACATCCACCCATGAATTCTAAGAAGAGTAAGGATGGAGATTGGTATAAGCGTAAACCTAAGGTAAAGGATTGGGTGGTAGCGTAATGGCTGATAATAAAAAGCCAGTTGTTCGTTTAGCTGGTCAGACAAGAGTTATATCTGAATTAGGTTATGATGCACTTAGTTTATGGGAAAAATATGGAATGGTTGACCAAGCTTTACGAGGACAAAAATCATATGAAAGGACGTTTGTACCTGGTGAATCTGAGTTAACAAGAAGATTGTTAGGATTACCTGAAGAATTTGAATATTCTAATATAAGAACTGCTGACGAAAGAGACTTTAAGGAAGAAAACTTGAAGGATCCAAAAATGTGGAATATATTCTTAGACAATACATGGAAACAGGTTGCTGGTAGTCTAAGTTATAAGCCTGAAGAAAGTTCGGTAAAAGAAGTAGGGCCAAATGAATACATTCCTAATCCTGAAAGTGATTTTGGCAAGAACCTTCAAACTATGATAGACCTTGCTTTTTCAAGAGCAGTTCATCAAGAAAAAGAGATGAATCCAGATACTGGTAAAATGATGTATAAAGGAGAAGAAGAATTGTTAGGAGATATATATTTTGATGAAGAAGGTAATTTTGAAGACATTTGGGATTTTAGATTAGAAGAACGTGAGGATCCAACGGCAAATCTTGATAATGTATTAAGACATCACTTTAGAGATCTTCAAGTAAATGTTCCCGTTGTAAGGGGTAAAGCTACATATAGAGGATATGAATAATGGCTAAAAAGAAAAAAGCCGATCAAGTTCGGCAACTATTTCATTATAGTAATAATTTTATAAGAGAGCAATGGCAAAATGTCAATCAAGAAGGATATGACTTTGCACATGACGATCAGTTAAAAGAAACTGAAATTGCTTCTCTTCGTGAACAAGGGATGCCGACATTTACCATAAACAGGATATTGCCTGTGGTAGAAATGTTAAATTACTATGCAACTGCAAATAATCCCAGGTGGCAGGCTGTTGGTGTTGAAGGTAGTGACTCTGATGTAGCTGCAGTATTTAGTGATATAGCAGATTATATCTGGGGACATTCTGATGGAGATACACTTTATTCGAATGCTGTAAATGATGCGATAACAAAGAGCCTTGGGTATCTAATGGTAGAGATAGATAAGGATGCTGATAATGGAATGGGCGAAGTAAAGATATCCCAGCCAGAACCATTTGATATCTATGTAGATCAGAAGTCAAGAGATATCATGTTCAGAGATGCATCTTATATCATGATAAGAAAGGTTCTTCCTAAAAGTCATCTTGTAAAACTATTTCCAGATCAAAAGAGAAAGATAGATAAAGCAAATAGTGATGAGCAGACTAACTTTTCTTATACAAGACGACCATTAGGTACAGGAGACCAAAGAACATTTCTATATGATGATGATTCAATGGATGATATTGGTATTACAGCGGATGGAGAACAAGAGCCATTAATAGAATTTTTTGAGGTCTATGAAAAATTAAAGATAGCATATATGAATGTATTCTATCGGATTCCTCCTAGTCCTGAAGAATTACAGGCTATACAGCAACAAGTTCAGGTAAGAATGAAAGAGATGGCTTCTGAGATGGAAGTTCAATTACTTGAGCAGCAACAACAAATGGAACAAGCTGTAGCTGAGGGTAAGATGATACCTGAAAGATATGAGCTTGAGATGCAAAAGGCTCAAGAGATGATGCAACAACAACTACAAGTTGCAGAACAAGAATACATGAGTGAGTTGCAGGCGGCACAGTCAAAAATAGAAAACAGAGTTATATCTGAAAAAGAATATAAGGTTCTTTTAAAAGATAAGACATTTGCTGTCAATCTAGTAGATGCTGTAAAGTTCTACGGAACAAGGATCAAACAATGTTGTCTTGCTGGAGATCAATTGCTTTATGAACGGATTCTTCCGGAGAATATTACAGAATATCCTATTGTACCATTTCATTATAAATGGACAGGTACTCCATATCCTATATCTGCTGTTAGTCCATTAATAGGAAAACAGAAAGAAATAAATAAATCTCATCAGATCATGGTTCATAATGCATCATTAGGAAGTAGTTTGAGATGGATGTATGAAGAAGGTAGTATTGATGCAGAGATGTGGGAGAAATATTCTTCCGCACCTGGTGCCTTGCTTCCAGTTAGACCTGGTACGGAAAGACCGACTCCTGTTATGCCAGCACCATTGTCCAATGCTTTTTTTAGCATTGTTCAAGAAGGAAAAGGAGATATGGAATATCTTGCAGGTATTTATTCTTCCATGCAGGGCGATACTCAACAACAACATGAAACATTTCGTGGTATGCTTGCATTGGATGAGTATGGTACAAGACGTGTAAAACAATGGATGAAAAATTCTATAGAACCAGCACTAAAACAACTTGGAACCATAGTGATGCAGTATTCTCAAGCAATATATACTGCAAATAAAAGATTTAGGATCGTACAACCATCTGCGATACAAGAAGATCGTGAACTTGAGATCAACATCCCAATATTCAATGATATGGGAGAAGCAATTGGAAAATCAATGGATTATTCAGCTGCAAGGTTTGATGTTAAGGTTGTATCTGGATCCACATTACCTATCAATAGATGGGCATATCTATCTGAACTAAAAGAATTATTACAACTTGGCGTTGTAGACGATCTTGCGGTTCTTGCAGAAACAGATATCAAAAAGAAAGATCTTATTGCAAAAAGAAAGAGTTTGTACTCTCAGTTACAAGGACAACTTTCTCAACTACAAGAAGCCCTTAAAGATAAAGAAGGAACAATTGAAACGCTTGAAAGGCAATTGGTACAAGCTGGTATCAAAGGTAAGGTCATGCAAGCAGAAATGGAGATCACCAAGCAGAAAGAACAGATCAAAGGTGAAGAAAAAGATGCTTATAGGCAAACCGAAGCTGAACAAAAGCTTTTACAGAACGTAATGGGTAATGAAGCAGAGATGAAAAAGAAAGAAATGGCAATGGAGATACAAAAAGTTCGAAACCAGTTGCAAGGTAATAAAGAAAATTCGTAAAATAATTCAATAGTATAACTAAAAAAGAGGTACAAAATGGACGAAATAGTTCAAGATTCAGTAAGTAACCCAGATCAGAATTCTCAGGATCAAGCAATTGATCCAGCAGAGAAAGCTGTATTTGGCTCTTCTGAAGCATCTTTTTTCGATGCTCTGGAGAATGAGGTAAACGGAGCAATACAAGATGAAACCACCGAGGCAACCCAACAGCAAAGCGATCCTGAACAGGTAACTCGCTCTGAACAGAATGTTGGCTCCGATAGTGTGGACTGGGACAATGATGGCAACCCCTATAAAAAACGATATGCTGATAGCAGTCGTGAAGCCGTCAAGCTCGCTGAGCAGTACAAAAGTGTAGAACCTTTTGTTCCTGTTCTTGAAGCAATGAAAAACGATAGCGGGCTGGTAGAGCATGTCCGTGATTATCTGGTCAATGGTGGGCAACCATCAAAAAGCATCCAATCTTCTCTTGGTCTGGATGAGGATTTTATTTACAACGAGCAAGAAGCAATGTCTGATCCAAATTCAGATAGTGCTAAGGTGATGAATGCTCATGTAGATAGGATCGTTCAGCAAAGAGTTGGTAGTATGTTACAACATGAAAAGCAAAATGCTTCGAAACAAGCAGCTGAGAATAAACGTATGCAGGAAGAGGCCAAATTTCGAAAGGAATCTGGAATGTCTGATGAAGAATATATGGAAATGGTGGAATGGGCAAAGA